GAAACGGGCCATCTATACCCTCGGGCTATGGGTGGCCCTGTTTTCTTCTCCCGCATTCGCACAGTCTGTCACTGCTGCAGATGATGCCTTCGGGCGCTTCATGACAAGTGCCACTGGCGCAGGAAAGCAGACGATTTCGTTTGGCTCTGGCGGCCAAGTCATAGCCTCTCAGGGGGTTCCATCGCTCACCGTGGCCTCTGGTGCTGTCCAGCTCGATAGGCCGATTACGTTTCGAAATCCTTCCGGTCAGCTGCTCTCTGGCTCGGCTCGGGTCGCTGTGCCGGGTGCTGTGCTTGGGCGCGTTATCGGTCGTCGCGTCCTTCAATCCCTCCCTGTCCTGGGAGCTGGCTACGCTCTTTGGGAGCTTGCCGACGAGCTGGGATTCAACCTTGATAATTCCAGCGGTGACTTGGTGGTCTCGGTCCCTGATCCATCGGTATGTACGGTGGCGCCATGTCGAGAATATTTTCTAGATAACGTGTGGGCAGGGCACCAAGCGCAGTGCGTTGCTTTGGTTGGCGACTACAACGAGCAGCTGACTTCATGGAACTGGTATCTAACGGGGCTTGTGGTAACAGACACATTCAGGGGTAAGTGTGTGTTTGCACAACACCACCGGAGTACAAACGCATTTTTTCAGGCCGTAATCGAGGGTAACTTTTTAAGTCGAGCTTCGGACCCTGCGCCGTCTGCCGGCAATCTATCAAGCATTCAAGATTTTGTAGATGCCGTTGCCGCTAAATCCGGTTGGCCGCCTTCGACGGCGATTCTCGACGTTCTTTCTGAAGTTGGCCATCTGACCCGCCTTGAGCCCTGGATGGGTCCGTCTACTGTTTCAGGCCCTGCGACCTCTCAAGGTCCTCAGGCCGTCACTCAGGAAAGCAACGGCGATACCACCACCACCACCACCACCTACACCCATACTTACAACGGTGGTGACATAAACACCGCCACCAGCACGACGACTACTGTCACGAATACCATAGGCGATACGGTATCGAACACAACCACCGTTGAGAACGCACAGCCTTCCCCGGCTGATCCTTTTGTCATGCCCTGCGGCGTTGCTGGTTCACCGGCTTGTAATGTCAAGGTTGACGAAAGCGGCATGCCTCCACCGCCTAACCTCACTACCCAGGAAACGGCCCTTGATGCCTCCAAGGATGGTGTCCTGGCGAAGATCGCAGACCTTGAATCCTGGACACCTGGAGACTGGACCTGGACCTTCTCTCTCCCTACCGGATGTGCGCCGCTCCCGATGTATCTCGGGGTTACTGTGGACGTTTGCCGGTGGCAAAGCGTTATGCACAACATCATGGGGATGATCTGGGCTCTTACCGGCATTGCCGGGCTCTTTGCCATTTTCAACAGGGCCGACTAAATGCCAATTTTTGCCGCTTTCTTTGGTGCGCTCTTCACGGCGCTGAGTGGATTTCTCCTCAAGATATTTGTTGCCAAAGTGACAATCCGGCTCGCCGCGGTGGCTGCGCTTACCGGTTTGGCTACTGCGTTGCTTGCAACGTTTAATGGCTTCGTTGCGCCTTTGGTTGCTCAGGTGTTTAGTAATCCTTACGGGCAGTTCCTTGGCCTACTTTTCCCACCGATTGCGGGAACCATCATCACCACGCTCTTGACGTTTTATCTCGCCGTCAAAGCCTATCGTATTCAAGCTCGCGCTATCTCTCTGACAGCAGGCGTTTAATTCACCCCACTAGGCCGTAGGCCGTCACGATGTCCCCCAACGTGCCCACACCTCACTCCACTAGGCCGTAGGCCGTCAAAATGGCTGTCTATCTCGTTCAGGGAAAACTTGGCACCGGTAAATCCAAATTTTGCGTTTGGATTGCGAAGACCGCGCTGTACTACGGTCGTCGTGTGGCGGGGAACCTCGACATCCACACGGAGATCTTGTCTCCCAAAACACCTCGCGGCTACGTCCGGCTCCCTGACAAGCCGACCGGCTTCGATCTCGAAGCAATGGGGCATGGCAACCCTGGCAGCTATGACGAAACCCGTAACGGCGTGTTGATCCTCGACGAGCTCGGCACCTGGCTGAACTCCCGCTCCTTTCAGGATAAGGCTCGGGCCGAACTGCTGGACTGGCTCATCCATGCCAGGAAGCACGGTTGGGATGTTTACCTGATCGTTCAAGATGCGGTCATGATCGATAAGCAGGTGCGTGAGGCGCTGGTTGAGTACACCGCGACCTGTATGCGCATGGACAAAGTAAAGATTCCAGGCATCGGCTGGTTCATCAACTGGATCGGTGAGAGCTTCAACACCCTGGCCGGCATCCGCAAAGCCTCGCGCTGGGGATACCTGCCGTTCTTTCATCTGGTCGTGGCTCGCATCGGCTCTGGTGCTCAGCAAGTTATTGCGGATCGCTGGACCTACGTGGGTACCGAACTCCATGCCGCATACGACACGCGACAGATTTTTCGCAGTGACTACCAGCATGGCGCTTACAGCACCCTCCCCCCTTGGGACTATGTGACGCCGACAAGCTGGCTGCAGCGCCTCCTTGCAAAGCCTCAGCGCAAGGTGCACCTCCGCGCGTTGCAGGTGCCAAAGATCATCGAGCATCTCTCCACAATCGAGGACCGAAACAAACGTTGGGCAATGGCCCACATCCTCGCAAACAGGGCTGCTTCCATTGATAAACAGGACAGGTGACTGAGCAAACCTTCCATATGACGTACTCGTCATGTCCCGAAGGGCTACACCTGGGGTTCCTCGCTTCCCCCAACGTGCCCACACATCACCCCACTAGGCCGTAGGCCGTCACGATGTCCCCCAACGTGCCCACACCTCACCCCACTAGGCCGTAGGCCGTCACAGTGCCCCCTTCACCGCTGCTCCAATGCAACCCCCAGAAAAAAGAAATCTATCGACAACCCATTTTCGATATTAACAATCTATACATCGTGGAATATCAGCCATGCCAAGCACGATGAATCCAGCGAGCGCCTCGCCAGTCGCTCGCCCGAACTTTCCCAGGCCTTTCACCACTAGCGCCTCGTAGGTTTTTCCCTCTGATTTCCACAGCGCTGCCCTGCAAAGCCAGTCTGTGGGCGGCTTCCCGGCCAGGACCGCAATTGCCGCGACCACTTCCGGCGGGCATGTTCTCTGGCCTGTCTTCCAGTCGGTGATTCTGGTGTTTGCCACACCCAAGGCATCGCCCAGCGCGGTCTGACTTCCGCAAGCTTCAGCCGCTGAGTCGATCAGTTCGGTAAGTTCAACACGTTGCATATCTTCACCTTTATGGTGTATGGTTCGGACTACACCAATCCGGTGTAATAAAGGTGCCAACCATGATCAACGTTGCAGTCTCCAAGTCCACCATCCGTGAAATGCGAGGCATCGGCAAAGCGTCGGGCAAGCCCTATCACCTCGCTTTCCAAGACATCCACCTGTACACCATTGGCCCCGATGGTAAGCCTAACGAGTTCCCCGACAAAGTGGAACTCATGCTCGAAAAAGACCAAGTTGGCAACTTCATTGTCCATGCCCCAGGTCGCTACACCCTGCACCCTTCATCCCTCCAGGTTGGCCGGGATGGTTTGATCGTCAAACCGGTCCTCGTCCCTGCGGTTGGCACTGCCCGACCTGCCGTCTGAGGGGTGCACCTTCATGACTGCACACGAAGCACTCACGCCCGAACTGGCGCGTCTGCTGGTCATTCGTGACCTAACAGCCGCCGCCCGCCACGCCCTGGAAATGCAGCCTGATTCCGATGGCGTGTTCATTACGCTTCGAGTCGATAAAAACGGCTTGTCTGTTGACTGCACCCATACCGTTCGCGGTGCACCTCTGACCGGGTGGGGTCAATGACTCGCCACACACCCGGCGACCCAGAACGGCGCTTCGGCTCGTTCGGCGTCGATCCGCTTGTCTATCAGCAGGTCATGGAAGGCAGTGACTTCGGCCGGCTGGCGCAGCCAGCCGCCGAAGGCGCTGCGGGCCTTGTCCCATTTAAAACAAGTCCGCACGACCTTGTTATTTCCCTCCTTCCCTCTGAGTGTGCCGAACGTCGCGTTAAGCGCCTCAAGCGCTCTGTCTGGGCTTCCGGCCACCTGCACAAGCTCGCAGACAAGGGCCACCGTCCCCCGGTCGCCTGGTTCGTCACCCTGACCTATGCGTTGGCCACCGCCTGGACCCCCAAAGACATCAGCGCATCGGTCGATCGCTTCCGCAAATGGTGTCAGCGTCGCGGCTTTGCCTGCCGGTACACCTGGGTAGCTGAAATTCAACCCAAGCGGGCCGAACGCACCGGGGAGATGGTTGTGCACTACCACCTCCTGGCCTGGCTCCCGGAGGGCGTTTCCATGCCGTTTTGGGACAAAGCCCAAGGTCCACGCAAAGCCTTCTGGACACACGGCTGGTCCAACACCGAAATAGCCTTTTCCGGTGTCGGCTACCTCATGAAATACCTTTCAAAGCTAGGAGATCTCAGTGTCTTTCCCCCTGGACTTCGCCTCTATGGCATCGGTGGTCTCAACCAACAAGGAAGAAAGGTCCGCTCCTGGTTCAACCTTCCGCAGTGGGCGAAGTGTCTATACGGAGTGGGAGACCTTTCGAGGGTCGCCGGTGGTCTTGTGGTGCGAGCTACCGGCGAGATTCTCGCCCCAATGTTCCGCGTGTCCCTCGTGCCCGCAGGTCTCAAGCTGTGCCTCCTTCGCGCTCTTCCAGAGAAATTCCACGATGGGGCGTATTCAACCTTCCCGCAGGCGGTCGCATGAATAAAACCACTGCCATTCTCTCGGTAATTCTGTTCCTCACCGCGTGCGGTTCGTACACCTACCAGAACACCCATCGAGGTTCCTTGCTGAATCCCCCCGGCTACCCAGCGGAACGCCACGTCACCGAACTCACCGGGCGGCGGTAATGGACTGGAACAACCCAGCGCATGCCTTGCAGGCCATCTTTTGGGCGCTGGCGTTTTTTGCTTTTGCCCACGGCTACACGTCTGGAAATCGCCAGTGATCGACACCGCTTCCATTACCCAAATCTTCGGCGCGATTGCTGGCCTATGGGCTATCGGCTACGGCGTTGGAAAGACGTCCGCTTGGATCCGCGCCATTCGTGGCGCTGCATGAAAGTCCCAATTCTGGGCAACCGCTGCCGGTCGGTATACCGGTGCTGAAAGGGTCAGAAATGATCAAGAAAATGTTCTCTGCCGTCCTGGCACCTCTGGCCCTTGTGGCTGCCCCTGCTGCGTTTGCACAAAACGCGGTGTTCACTTCCGAGCTTGCCTCGATCACTACCGATGTGACCAGCTACGGTGGTGCCCTGGTGATCCTGTGCGCTGTGGGCGTCACCTTCATGATCGCCATGAAGTACATTCGCAAACTGCGCGGCGCTGCCTGATGAGCCGGGCCATCTATACCCTCGGGCTATGGGTGGCCCTGTTTTCTTCTCCCGCATTCGCACAGTCTGTCACTGCTGCAGATGATGCCTTCGGGCGCTTCATGACAAGTGCCACTGGCGCAGGAAAGCAG